GCATCTGGTGTGGGGTAAAACGTAACATTGCGTGTGGGAAAACCAGTAACATACCCCGTAGGCTTACCCCTAGCACTACGCAGATAGACAGTACTGCTTGGCGCAGTTAGCCGGTCTACAGGCGTGTCGTCTATGTGTGCGAAGACAACCTTTAGTGTGTTTTCTGGTAACGCGTAGGTGCTGGAGTCCGCAGCTGTGGTCACCGACTCCTCTACTACGTTCAGGTGCGTGCGCATACAAAATAGCCGCTCCGCCTCTTGCAGAGCGGTTAGTAGGAAGTCGTCTGACCAAAGATACGGCTCAGTAGAATCAGCCAACAACGTGCGTGTATACGCGATTAACTCTGAGCCGGTCATGTATTACTCCTCGCCAAAGAGAGAGTCTAGGTCATCCTCTGATTTTACTTCAGATTCTTCCTCAACGATAGGCTTAGGCTCAGCTTTTGGCTTAGCTTTAGCTTTTGGCTTAGGTGCAGGGGTAGGCTCCGGCGTAGGCTCGTCTTCTACCTCTACCATATCTTCTCGGGTCGCTAATGCAGCGGTATAGATATACAAATCACCCGTTTTTTCGTGTCGAAGCATCTTAGGCATAATTCACATTCCTTAATAAAAAGAGGGGAGCATAGCTCCCCTAAAGAGTCCCACAAAACGGACCGATTAGCCAGCAACGCCGCACATAACGGCGTGGGCAAAGACACGAATCTTCATTGTGTCGTGCGCACCAGCAGTGGGGCACTCAATGTCGATGGTGTCGTCAGCGGAATAGAACTTGCCGCCAGCACTGGCGAGCGCACCAGCGCCGAGACCGATAGCCCCAGCAGTAGCGACGCTAGCCGCCGCAACCCAACCGTCTACGTCAGCACCGTCGCCGATGTTGACAGTTTGAGTAGCGTCACCGTTGATTACCTCGTACATAACGTTCAGAACCAAGGTACCCTTGGGCACTTTGATTACTTGTACTACATCGTTAGCAGCAAGGTTCAGCAAGGAGGCGTCAAAAGTACCATCCAGTACAGTTACCGCAGGGGCGCCAGCAGCATTGCTACCGTTGCCGTCTACGATCAGTGCCCCGTCAGCGCCGGGGTAAGCGTTATAAGTCGCCATAGGTCAGTCTCCTTATCCCTTGTAAGCGTAAGCAGCGGTGAGAGACTTGCCGTCGATAACTTTGTAGCCATAAACTTGCAGGCCACGCATGATGTTACCGAAAGTAGACTCTGCGCGCAGAGATTCAGTCTTGGTCAGCTGAGAAGCAAACGTCAGACCGTTCTTTACGCCCGCGATGAAGTTAAAGGCGTTGTTGCCGCCGTCAACGACTTTAGGCAGGTTGTTGCTCTGATAAATCTCAAAGCGGTCAATCATACCAACTCGTCCGTTACGGAGAGGCGATGAGCCGTCACCAGTCAAAGACGCGTCTTTGATGTCTGACTTCTTGAGCAGAGTAGTCGCCCAGTAAGGCATAACCAAGAAACGACCAGTCTCGGGGCGGTTTTGCTCGTCCAGCACTTGACCCATATCAAGGATAGTGTCAAGGATGTTAGACTTAGTTACTGCCAGCGGAGTGCCAGTAGCGCCAAGGTTGATGTTGCCAGAGATACGACCGGCGGCAGCGCCTTTGTTCTCAGCAGCGAAGTCGGGAACAATAGAACCCAAAACTTCGGTGTCAACCCGAATCTTCATCTGCTCTGACGCGTCCCCTGCCCACATGTTCATGAGTTCAAGGTCAGCCTGTATGTCTTGTACATCGTCAACAATCGCAGACCAATACTTACCCTTGTCGATAAGGAGTTCAACGATTTCGCTTTCTGGACGCTGGTTTACCAGAGTTTGACCAGAAGAATAGTCGTTGATGGTCAAGGTGGGAATGGTGCGAATCTTTACCATATCACCTTGGCTACGAATTTCACCTTCGTAGTCGGTGTTAGAAATAGCAGTCAATACAGTCGCATCGTAGAACTTTTCGATGAGCTTTTTTGACCAGATTTCTGGGATAAAAGTACCGCTATACGATACTGTCCCGCTTGCGTGAGGATATGCCATGTTACTCTCCTAGAGTTAGGCCCATATTAAACTGCAATCCTACCTTCGGATTGCGCTCGGAATAAATCGCGTTCAAGTTTATCAAACTCTTTAGGTGAAATTCTACCCAAACGTTTGTCATCATATAACTTGGCGATGGACTTACGATCCCACTCCATTTTACCACCTTGGCCTTTAGGCGTTGCGGCTCGCCCTCTGCCGGGAACAACTTTCTTAGCCAGCTTTTCGCTAGGTGCGGAGGCTTCGGTTTCAGCAAGTTCTTCCGTTGACGCAGGTTCTTCAGATACACCCATAAGTTGTTCAAATGTATTGAAAAACGACGCTGCCCGTCGAACGTCTTGCTTAGCCACTGCATCTTGCAATAGTTGCAGTCTTGGCGCTCCTACCATCGGCTCTGGCTGGTTAAGCCAGTTCAAGAACGTTTCATCAGTATTTAGCTGTTGCCAACTTGGTACTGATTTAGTCAGACTATCAAAGAAGACTTCTTGTGCTGTACGAGCGGTAGACTGTTCTACAGTCTGTACAGAACCTTCGAGTTTCTTTAGCCTTTCTTCTACTAAATGTAGAATATCGGCTGTAGTGCTATTAGATACGTCTTGCGCAGCGCGCTTAACCATATCTACTAGCTCACTACCATACTCCTCGACGTCTTTTTGCGTCAGCTGTGGTGTCGCCTGCGGCACCGACAACTTCTGCTCCTCTGCGGCGGGGGGTGTTGACTCAACTTGAGCGAACAGTTCCCGCATAGCCTCTAGTTCTTGATCTTTCTTGTTAATCATCCCCTGCAAAACGCGCCACTTCTGCTCGGATGCCTCTATCTGCTTGCGCAGTTCGGCGATAGCCTCGCTGTCTGTAGCCGCTTGCGGTTCGGCCTCTGGCGACTCATCGGTGTGGTCGCTAGTTCCTTGATCGTCTATTGCTACGACCTCATCATCCGCGATAGCGTCGGCTTCCATCTCTATCGCCTGATCTTCAACTGCCGCTTCAGCTGGTTCTTCTGCCTCTGCTGCCTGCGCCTGCTGTTGATTCAGGGTTTGAATAAGCTGATCCGCTTCTTCGCCTAACTTTTTGGGGTCAAATACCATAGCTTTCTTCCTCGATGCCGGGTCCGTGTGCTATTCCTAACTGGATGCTCGGTTTTCCGCTTTTCTAAGGTGTTCATTTGCGTCGGATAATAGTCGAATAATCTCAGCTATTTCTCGTCCGCGCCCTTGTGCTATTCGCACGTCTATTTCGTCACGTCCCATAAGGGCATCGTCACGATGTTTTGCTAAACGGCTTTCTAGCCATTCAACAAATTTCGGCTCGTGCATATTTACACGGGCCAAAATTTCTAATGTGGGTCGATCTATTTTCATTATACTCCTAACAATGTATTTATTGTCAACTAAGGAGTCATACCGTTAGGGCTAAAATTATCGGTAACTGCGGCTCCATTCTCTAGGTTTTGTCCCCCGCCCACTTGTGGCTGTTGCTGCCCTTCTTGCGGAGGCAACTGCGGCACTTGGCCGCGACGGGGGACAAGCCTATTTACGTCCATCTCAAGCCCTTTGGCCACTTCGCGTAGAATCTCTGCCCGCCCTTCTGGGCCAACAATCTGAGAATCCATAGGGTTAGCTGTCGCCTGCAAGAACTCATTTCTGCGCAACTGCAAGGTTTCAAGCTGCATGAGCGAAATGGCTCCGCGCGCCTCTACTTGGGCGTCTCCTTTGATCGACTCGTCGTCGTTGTACATCATATTAAATGCGTACATAGCTTCGATAAGCGGGGACAGCACGTTTGTATCTACAGTAGATACTACGCCTTTAAGCCCTTTGTTTGCCGCGTTGAACAGCATAGAAAGGCCGGACGCTGTACGCCCGATGCCGCCGCTTAGACCGCCGCCACTACCCTGCATGTATCGCGGGATAAGGCTCCAGTCATCAGCAAAGGTGTAAAACCGCTCAAGAACATTTAGAAGCTCTGCGGAGTTGGTGTTTGGCTGAAAGAAGTTGATGGGGGCGCCGCTACCACCGTACTGGCTGTCGTGCACCTGCCAAATCTTCCAAGGCTGCATGCCCTCAATTTCTTCGCCCGGAGGCAGTCGGTCTACGTTGACTACCGCCTGTGGGCCAGATGCCATACTCATGTTGTTTACAAGCGACCGAATAGCCGCATTTACTACGCCCTGCACATCGTCGAGCGCATCTGGCAGGCTTTGGCCCCAATACTCACCGGGCACTTCTTCCCAGCAGGCTTTGTAGTACGGGCGTCGGCCCAGTGGATCGTCGTTCAATGTAGCCTTAATAACGTGCCGGCCCAACACCCACGCGCACACTTCGTAGTCGCGCTCGGGGTCGTCGATGTCATCAAGCCCCCAGTCAATAAGGTCTTGCCCGCTAACAGGGCCGTGGAACTCCAACGCGTCATAGCGGTGGTCAGGCGATAAGTGCGTAAGCCTGTCCATTTCAGAGTCCATCTCATCAGCGTCTGTTAGTCCTAACCAGTTAGTGAGACTGCCGCCTTCTCCGTCGGTAAGCGCTGCGCGAATGTGCTCCTCGCTAAACCCTTCTAGTCCGATTAGATCGTACAACTCGCCACGACTAAGCGTAATGTGCTCAATAAAATAGCCATCTTGCGGCGTGATTGCATCGGGGGACGGGTAGCAACGAATTGGGTCAACGCGCTCTACGGTGGGGGCAAAAATCTCTTTTGGCTTAGCGTTCCATTTGCCGTTTTTGCTAGTCCACTCAAGCTCGGTGCGCCGGCGTACGATTGGCCCTTTAAAATGCGCCGCAGGGTACGTTGCAAAATCGTTAAGAAAATCGGCCCACTCTTTGTCCCATCCACACTCGGCTAGCTGGTCAGCAATTACTTGCTCCATGCGCTCAACGGCGATGCGCGCTTCTTCGCTTACTCGCATGCGGACAGCATCAGTAAGCTCGTTTCGGCGCGACTGGATCATGGTTTGCGAAGGCGCCTTCCCGTATGCAGCGACGGCTTCTAGTAACTCGTTTTGGATAGCTTCCTCAAGTTGCGCTTTGTCTTCCGGGGGCAACTCCGGCGACGGCGTAGGCTTAACAGTCCACGCGCGCTCGGCTTGTCCTAGATAGACGTCTCGTAGCCAAGACTCGGCTACACGGCATTTGTTGGAGGTTACGCGGCCATATTCTTCAGAGCCGCCGGTCTCGCGAATTGCACGTAGCTTCTGCGGATCATATTCGCCGCGCCGCGCTCTTTGCGATTTAAGGATACGGTCGCGAACCATCTGTTTCTGCGTCCGTGCCGCTTCCCAGCAGTGGTGTATATGCTGGGCCAAGTCGTCCATAACGGGCGACTCCATTTCCTCATCATCAACTAGCGCCCGTGCTTCTTGGGCGTCAAGCTCGGCGTTCGATAAAATCCGCACATTCATATTACGCTATCGCCTGTTTCTTCATCGCCATCCTAGCTTTGTCTACCATAGCATCTAAAAACTTAGTGCCGTAGTAATCTACTACTTTCTTAGGAATAACGAACTCACCCTTAGACAATGCTGCGGGTTGCTCTCCGTCGATCATAGCGGGAATAGAATCAGATTTTGCAGTGCCGGGGCCGTCAAGCAATGCACCGCCTACATCCACTTCTCCCCCATCGGCGAAGCCCATAGCTCCAGTACCGCCCATATTTGTTTGCTTTGCCAGCTGTCTAGCCAACTGCGCCTGCTGTTGTGCAATTCTAGGAATAGCTTGCTCGGGAGGCAGTACAGACTTGCCCAAACCCGCGTTTTTCATAGCCTTTACGTACTGCTTATACAGCGGACTCATACGCATATCGCCGGGGGCAACTACTCCGCCATCTTTAAACCCAAGCGGACTAAACCCTTGGGTGCCCTCGTTAGGACCAAAAGAAATAGCGCGCGGAGTGCTAGTACTAGTAAAGTCTCTAGGCGCGCTAGGTTGCCGAGAAATGGCAGAACCAAAGCCTTGTCCGGCAAGATTCTGGCGCAGAGCACTAACTTGCGCAGGGTCGGAATACGCGGCAAATTGACCGCCCGTCAAGCCTGTGGTTAGTGCCTGTGCCTGTGCCGCCTGCTCCGTTTCAGTAGTCCGCGCGCCAGTTAGAGCACGGTCGGCTTCTGCGGTAGCTAGCTTGCTTTCTAATGCGCGGCTAAAGTCTTCTTCAAAAGTTGCCATAAGTTTACCTTACACCGTTATGGATCGACTTTTACTGTATGAGTACGATCTTGTATACGAATCTGTTTCTGATGCACTACTATTGAAATTATACCCCGTGTTATCCCCTGCTGACGAGCCAAGACTTGCAGATACACTTCTAATTGCATACGCGGCCTGCGCCAGCCCTGCGTAAGTGGTAGCTTCTGAAGAAGCTAAACCTGCGTCAATAGTGGCTTGGGCCGCTTGTCGCTGGCTTTCTAAAGATTGCTGTAGTGCATTTGTATCAGCCAAAGCTAGTTCTACGTCGAGTCTAGCATTTTCTAAGCTAACAGACACCCCGGCTTTTTGGCTCGCAAACTGGACTGCCGCCTGCAACGCTCGGGAGTGGTCCGCAACAATGGCGTTGTTTGTACTAATCCACTGCGTAAGCGCCTGTATATATGACCGTTGCTGGTCAGCCGCCGCCCTAAATACGCCGATTTCGGCATTGACCGCTTGCGCACTCGCCGCGTTAAACCCGCGCGCCGCCTCGTTTATGCTTTGGTTTGCGCCTAGCGCTACGCCGTATGCGTCCCAGTTAGCCTTATAAACATTAGTGGCCGAACCTTCCGCGCGCACTTGGGCAGCGTAAGCGCTAATTTTAGCTTTATCTACATCTACCGCAGATACGTAGCCCTTAACGGCGCTTGCGTAGGCTTCTACGTTTACCCTAGCTATGTCTAAGTTCGTATTTAGCCCGCGAAGATAAATAGCAAATTCTTTTATAGGTAAGGTATTTGCTTTAACCTCAGTGCTATAAATGTTTGCTTGTACGTTTGTAGTATCTATCTGCGCGTCGTATATGCCTAACTTAGCTTTGTTGGTGGTTAGAATGGCCCTATCTTCAGATATTTCTGCGTTTTTGGCTTTTTGTTGTGCTAGTGTAGTTTTTACATACTCGCCGTACATATCCACAATGATTTTAGCGGCGCGTAAATGCTCGTTGTACGCCTTGGCTGTAGCGTTAAACAACTGTATGTGCATGTTTGCGTTGTGCTTAAACGCCTGAATCACCGCTACGGCACTGGAAGTGTGCGCGCTAAAAGCCGCCTGCTCTATGGTCGTAGCGGCGCCAAACGCCGCAGAAGTTACGGATACAGCGTCGTTAGCGACTTGTTCTTGGGCGGCGGCTGACACGTCAGATGCCTTATCTTCTGCGTCCGTTAGTACTTTGTGGAGTACGCCCGCTAGGGTGCCGGACGTGCTGGACATACCTTTAGCAGCGCTCTCTATAAACGCCTGCCGTGTCGCGTCGTGTCGCTGGCGCTCTATCTGCGTTAGTTGGCGGGTAGCCAGTGCCGACACGCCTGTATCGTCTGGCTCAACTTGCAGCGCGGCGGATACTGCCGCTGTAGCTGGCGTTAGCACTAGCGGCCCCGGTGCCACCAGTTCATCTACGTTTGCATCTTGTGGGCCGTCAGGCAAAACCCCAGTAAACAGCGAGACTGGCGTGTAATCGAAGTTTAGCTCAGGTATGTCGGTAAGCTCGGGGGCTTCTCCTACTAGCACATTTGGTGCAGTAGGCAGGCTTAGTCCGGCGCTGTCGTCTACAGATATAAAACTTGCTTCGGGGTACGCTAAATTTGGCACCGGTGCCGCTACGGTGGGGAGCGAGTCCGGCGTTTCGGGCGTAGCAAAATCTAGGGAAGGCGGTGTCAGCGTACTAAACACGCCAATAACAGACGACGCGGCAGAGTATGCGGCATCGTCTACAGCCCCCGTAGCCTGCGCCGTTGGTGGGGCGGCTGGCGAAAACGAGGGGTTTTCTGGAATGTCCGCTGTTACGTTGGCGGCAAAGTCTACCGCTGGAATAGTTACGTCCGACGGATTTAGGTCGCCTATGTTGGTATTTATGCCGCTACTGACCAGCGATAGCGCGCGGTCAATAACCGTCGATACGTTCTGATATATAGTCGTCATGCGCCAATACTCCGCAAAGCCGAATCGCGTTCAGAGTAACCATTAGTGCCTTGCGAGCTAATCGAAACGCCATAAGAGTCAGCCGCCTGCAACGCTTCAGACGCTGTTAAGCTAGCGGAAGCGCGGAAACTGCTTAGTTGGCCCGAGGCAATGGCTGAACCGGCGCGCCCTGCTGCATCGTACACCGAGGCGTATGCTCTGGCTAACTGCTCATTTGCTGTTTGGGATAAGGTAGCTGCGCGTCCCGCTGCGCGCTGCGCGCGGTCTACGTACTCAGAAATAGCGGTGCCTTTCGCACCAAGGGCCGCTAACCCCGCGCCTTCAACAGCGATGTTGTTAACATAATCCGTGACTTCTTTGTTGTAATTGCTGCCGATAACGTTTATGCGCAGCGCTTCTGTGGCGTTGTTAACAGCGCGTTGCTGGTAGGCCGCAGACCGTTCGGCGGCTATTACAGACAGTCGCGTAGCAGAAGCGGCGGCGGCACTGGTAATCGCAGAAGCGTCAGCAGACAACCCTCTAAACTCTGACTCTTGTGACGCCATTTCGACGGTTTTGGCCGAGTTTTGTTCTTGCGTGCCCCTGACCTTAGCGGCGTACAACTCATACTCAGAAACTGCACGGCGCACCGCTGTGTCAAAGGCTTGCGCCTCTGCCGCGTACGCCAGTACTGCTGTCCTAGCTTCTAGCACCTTGCCTTCGTAACTCTGTACGATTGCGGCGTACGCGTCTAGCTTAGTTTCTTCTCCCGACACTTGGGCCGCATAAACTGACGCTTGTGATTTTTTGGCCCGTTCTTGTATAGCGAAGCTGTCCGCGTCCAGTGCGTTAACTTGTCCAACTAGCTCCACCTGTCTAGCTTCAAGCTCAAACGCGTCCGCCTCGGCAACGGCTTGGCTAGTTTCGGCGGTGTACTGTTGCGCCTCGGCTTGTAGCCGCAGCACTTCAGCGTTGTAGCTACTTATAAGCGCTACCGCCGTGTTTAGCTTTGCTTCTGCGGCTGTTTTAGCTGCGGCAAAATCTAAGTCAAACAGGGCCGTAGCTATGTCCGCAGAGACTTTTACGGCAGCGGCGTACGCTGGAAGCATAACCCGCTTGAGCGCTACGCCCGACTTATACTGGGCCGAGCGAGTTGCCGCACTGTCAAGATTGGTTACGTACGCACTGCGGTAGTCGTCTACCCCATGCGTGTTGTAGCTCTGGTTGTCGAGTCCTCGGTCAGCTAGCAAGTTGTGGACGGTAAGCCCCGTTAAGTCGTCTCCATCGGGTACATCTACCCCCGCGTCAATTAAAGCGACGGCGGCGTCCTCTAACCCCGAGAAAACTTTTGTGTATGTAGGCAAGACTGGCCCTGCGGGAGTCTGTAGCCGCGCGATAGCCGCATCAAGCCCTGACACATCTACCAACAAATTTAGGTCGGCCAAATCTACGTCGTCTATGGTTGGCGGTGTAATATCTTGCAGTGTTGGCGCAAGTACCGTCTCAATCGGGCTGTCAGGCAAAGCAAACGCAGGGGCTTCCCCACCGTCAAACTCATAAGGTGTAGGTGCGGAAGGCGCTGAATTGTTCGGCGACAACGAAGGGACTGGGGGTGCGTTAAATACAGGTAGCGCCGGCGCGGGGATGTTGCCGCGCTCAACCGGGTCAGCTAAGTTGTATTGGTACGCCGCATTTGGATCAAACGACGCAGGCGAAAGACTTTGATACGGCAGGGTGGACGTGCTGACTGGACCCGTCTCAGAGAACGTAGCCTCTGGCGGCGTGAAGCTAACAGACCCAACGGACGCAGAAAACGCCCTGAGTTCCGCTACGGTATCGTACGCCGCGCTAGCCACTGCATCTGCGCTAGTCTCCAACTCGGTAAGGTACTGGTAAACCTCATTACCCCGACGAAGCACCTCTGTGGTGGTGTTAGCCGTCCACGCCGGAGAACCTACTACCGAGTAGATAACATTAGGGCTACCGCTGCCATCATAGTCTACTGAAACAGCCATTAGATTCTCCTGCTAAGTTCTTGTACTACTGGCACGCAGTACTGTACGTGTGTATACCCGCTAGACGATATACCCAGCTTGAAGTATGTGCTCTTTAGCCCTTTGCCGAACAGCGTACGAACTGCACGGTGGTCTCCGGCGGGGCGAGCCATCTCTGTATAGGTGTATGTATTCTGCGCGCCGTTAAGGTCGGCGGTTACTTTTATGGTCATTGGGCTGGCATGCGTAGAGTAAGAATACATAGCCGGAGTCGTCTTCAGTGAAGGCGACCCAAAGTTTAGGAAGCCAGACTGAATGGACAGACTAGCATAAGTGCTCGCTTGCTCATACAAACCGCTAGCTGCTACCGCGTACCGCCCCGCTAGACCTGTGATGTCGTTAGTGGCATAGCGCGACATAGCCCAGATGCTCGTGTGCGCAGTCCATGCGCTCTGCTCACCAAACGGTTGCCCACTTACATCAGCTACTGGGTATGCGGTGTCATAGATAAACGCTTCGTCAGTAACGGTGGCCTTAGCCTGCACCCTGAGTAGAGCGTTAGCTGTAATAACCGCTGATTCAGTGGCTGTAGCTACGGCGTCAGCTTCGACGTACGCCGCGCTGGTGATAACCGCCGCGTCAGTAGTAGTTACTCGCGAGGTAATCTGGAAATACGTAGCGTCAGTAATTACCGCGCCGTCTACAGCGGTTAGCCGGACAGGGGTGTACGCTCTCGCAACAATCTTAGCCGCGTCCGATACAGCGACTGTGTGCGTACGGCCCGCATAAAGAGCGGAGCTAATTACTGCCGATTCAGTAACCGTAGTGCGCGGCGCTTCGAGCGTGGCGATGTCACTGATAACCGCCGACTCCGTAACAAGTTGGACAGTGCGGACGTCAGTTACTGCTGTGTCGTTAATAACAGCGCCGTCAGTGTAACTAACCACGATGGTCTGACGGGGGTACGCCGCACTTGCGATAGTCGCTGACTCAAGCAGCTTTGACGAGGCTTCTATCGTTGCCGCGCTGGTGATAACGGCGCTATCGGTAACCGTGTCCCTAACCAGATCGGTGTACATAGCGCTGGTAATAACAGCCGTCTCGTAGACGGTCTCTTGCACCGTGACGCCTGCGCTAACGTTAGCTTGTATGGCCGGAGCACGCAACGGTGAAGGCGACGACACCCACGAGTCGATTGGCCCGATAACAGTGGCTGACGGGGCGCCTAACGCCGACCGAACGTCTAACTTTACGTCGAACTGGCCGACAGCAAATACACTAGGCCGACCGAGTGGAGACCGAACCCGCAAGCGCCCAGCCAAAGGTATAGATACTTCCCCTTCTGGCGCAAACAACGGCGCCGGCACGGAAAGGCGCGAGGACACGTTTGCGGGAATTTGCGCAAATGCCGCAGGTGCAGGCAAAGGAGAAGGCACTAACAGGCCGTGAACCGTAGTGTCCGAAGTAGAATAAATCTGCGGCGCGCCGGCTATAGGGACAAAGGCGCTAACAAACCCTGTTTCTACTTGGGTTTGAACTGCGGGTTTGCCAAGCGGTGAGGGGACACGCATCTCGCCGCCGTAAACCGGAAACTCCAGCGTGTGAAACTGTGTGCCCGGAACTTCATAGTTTTCGCTCGTGTAGCGCGCCTTAGCGGGCGTATATCGGAACGAGTCAATATCCCCGCCCCAAGTAGATTGGCTATAGACGTTGGGCGCCGACACACCGGGCTGGTCGTTAAACCACCCTTTTTTGTTGTTCCACTCGTAAGTGAAAACTTTAGGTTGGCCGTAAAAGCCAGCGCCTAGCAGTTGTCCTATGTAAAAGGGCGTGTGCGCTTGCTTTCCGTGGTCGCGGTCACCGTTTATTGAGGAGTAGTGCACTATAGCAGGGTAGCTAGTGTCGTCGCGGCCCGACCCCACCAACACGCCGTCTACGTGGATGTATATATTCCCCGAGCGCCGCGTTACTGATACGAAGTGCCATGCTCCGTCGCGCACGTTATGCGGCTCAAGATCGGCAACGATTACCTTGTGTTCTAAGAAATAGTCGAAGCTGTAATTTGAACGCCCCGTTACTACTTCAGTGTCTGGATAAAAACTAGACCAGACAAGCTGGCCGTCGGGCATAGAAAACAGCCCGCTAAAGTGCCCAAATAGCGAAGACGGGTCTATCGCCCCTTCACGGAGATTAACCTTACGCGCCGTTTCAGCGCCGGGGTTTAAGGAATCTGTCCTATTAGCGTCAAACGGCTCTCCGATACTAAACAAACATCCACGGTTCGACGATCTTGCCCAGTTTTGCCACTCTCCTGTAGACCCTTCTGCCGCAGCGATTTCTGCGAGAGTAGTCAGGGCATAGTCAGAGAAAAACCAGCCTTCCATCGTGAAGTCTTGGTCGAACAAAGGCGGTATACCGCCTTGGTGGTCTTCGGGCGCAGTGTTCCAGCTATCAGGATTAGTGTAGTACGCGTTGGCAAAGAAATCGTAGTACTGCTGGCGGTCGCCGTTGTCTAGCCCGTACCAGTGCGTGTAGTCACGTAACCCGTTAATTCGCAGGGACGCCGCCCCAAAACGGGAGTTATCAGTGTTACGAAACTGTGTGCTCGTCCAGTCCTGTGTGGTATCGGGCAAGTCAGCGTAATCGCCAGATGGGGAAGTTCCGCCGCGAACAAACAAAAACTGCGAATTAATAGGAGCTTTGAAAGGAAGCCCGTCTACGTAGTTAGTGTTGGTCGTAACACCCAAGCTCTCCATCTGAAAATTTGAGGCGTACGCGCGGTAGGGGTCATATACCTCGGGGCCAACGACAAGACTAGTCGTCGTGGTAAGCACGCCATCGTCGGGCCGCGTATCTGTCCAGCAAATCGCGTAAAACTGCCGCCCAGCATCCTCGGGAAGCATAAAGTCCAGCGTTAGCGTATTGTCGGTTTCTCCGGGTAGAGCGCCTACGCCGACTTCATACCACTGAATGTTACAGGCGGTAGGTGTAAACGTAAGCTGAATTTGCTGGCCTAGAGGGACTACCGACGATGCTGGTAAATTTAAAAGCAGCACCGGGACAGGGGGGTCTACAACTAGTGGTTCGTCTGCCGACCTATCCACCGGCTCATACTCTCTTATGTCACTGTCGTGCACCTCTGCATCGCGTACGTCTCGCTCCGTTTGATAAGACTGCGCACGCAGGGTGTCTCTCGCTGTTGCCCAATACAGAACCTCGTCTTCGTCTATAGTAAACGTATTACTAGTGCCGTTTGTAAGGACAGTAGTAACGGTATATAGCGCGTTGCCGTTTTCGTCGTACCCCTTAAACGTGGGGCCGCTAATAGAGGCAATTTGGCCGGCACCACTACTAGAAACAGTGGTAGTCCCGTTAGAGTTGGTGCTTGCTTGCGTAAAGCCCATTAGTCGTCGTACTCCACTCGCCACAGCATTGTATTAGCTGGGCCAGTAACGGCTGCTGAGAAAGAAAACCCGGTGTACTGGACTTCCGGCGGTGTGCCACTAGACGTATCTAGGTTGACCTTTATGGGGCCACCGCCCGGCTTGCGTCGTGCTCCCGGTGCAGGCGTGAAATCGAATGTGTAGTCCGCGCCCTTACCGCCAGTAACGTAGTCTGCGCTAACTAGAGGGGTGTTGCTCGC